CTCTTTTTCGTTTTAAGAGATTTTCGTTTTCCATCTCAATAGATGTTGGAGCTGTTTTGTCAGCTGTAATTAAATCTGATTTAACTTCTGTGTTATCCATTTGAGCAGCTACTTTTGGTTGCTCTACAGATTTTGGTTTCGGTTTTGGTTTAGGATTGCCACCTGGATTTTTTTTATCCATTCGTTCTAAATCTTTTGAAGAATAACCGCCATCATTTTCACTAGCCATTCTCATTTGCTCTAAATCTCTTGAAGAATAACCACCTGGATTTTTTCTATCTACATTTAGATTTGTATTTTTTTCTCCTCCAGGTCTTCTTAGTACTCCTCCCATATTATACTCCAAATGTTAATGTTGATTTAGTTTCTTTAGTGTCTTTTGTTTTAGATATTTTAACTTCGTTCTCATAAGTAATATCTTCTAAAATTAAAAGTTTTGGAAAGTCTAAAGCTTCTTCAGTTTCTTTCTTTTTCTTTTTAAAAAATTTAGTTATTGTCGAAAACATCTATCCACCTAATAAAGTTTTTTTCTTAATGTATTCATCTTCAATCTCATTTAATCCAGTTCCAGTTAAGATAGTTGATCTTCTGCCTTTTCTTTTTTTTTCTGTATCAATCATTTCTTTTTCTGCTTTTTTTTCTGTTTCTGTTTCTGTTGCTTTAGTTGGATAAGAAATCTCTGGTTGTGGTGGAGCAACCATTGCTGGAGGAGCTGGCATTTTTGGAGCCTTAAATAATGATCCCATAATTTTAAAGTATTGCTAAAACAATTATGATTACAGCCACTACTGCACATGTTGTTTTATGTTCTTGAATGATATGTGGAATATGTTCTTTTATTTTCATTATAGTACCTTGTAGTTAGTATCAGCGACTTGCTGTCTTTTTGTTTGGTTAAATTTATTTTCTGTTATTCCAGTTGCTAGAGTTCGTAAGCTATCGCAAGCATGTGAGCTCCAATCATGGACTGGTTTTATTTTGTAAGTTCTTTCTTTGTCAGAAAACTTACGATGGTAATGCCTTAAAGCATTTATTAATTTTGTGCAGTGATCTACATCGATTAGGCATCTTGGCAACAGCATCTTTACTGCATGGATGCCATCTTCGATTGCCATCCTGGGAGCAACTTTAAAACGCAATCCCATTTGATAAGCAACTTCTCTTCTGGTTTTACCAGATCCAAATTCTGTCTGTTCTAAATCATGTGGTCCATAGTTTTGACCAATGACATAATCTTTTTCTTTTATAACTTCTGCATAGTGAGGCAGAGGCTCATTATTGTTTTCGTAAAAATCAACAATATGGATCATGTGTCCAATCTGCTGAAAAAATATTAAACTTGTGGCATCATTATAGCCAAGATCCCAGGCCACATTTACTGGATAGCTTGGATCTACTGGCACTCTAGTTATCTGCTTTTTGTCCTCCAAAGAGGCAATAACTTCTCCATATATAGAGCCTTGAATATTGCCGATAAAAGAACATTCAAATTCTTGTTCGTATTTTTGTGAGCCCATCACAGCTAAAGCTGCTGCTAACTCATCATTATCAACTATCTTTGTATCAGATGCTTTTGCTACATGAAGAAACCAATTTGGATCTCCTTGAGCTTTTTGATAATAATCATAAAAAAGATTTGCCATACCTTTAGGAGTTCCTACTAGGCACATAAAACCTTTCCTATCAGAAAGAGCTGGAGTAATTACTTCGTTAATAAGCTCTGAATTAATTTGTGCAGTCTCATCAATAATACATCCATCTAAATATATTCCTCTCAAGCTATCTGGATTTTCAGATGACAACAGAGTAATCCTAGCACCATTAATAAAATCAGCTCTTAACTCTGTCTGATTATATTTCATACCTGGTATATTTTTTGTAAAATGTACTAGGTAATCGTAAGCTATCTTCTTTGCCTGGCTATAAGTCGGAGCTATATAGGCATACCTTGGTTGATGATTTTTACTTGTCATCGCTGCTTTGATTAAATGATTAATACACAAAACAGTTTTGCCAAACCTTCTATGACAACAGAGTAAGCTATAACGAAACTTATCTAATTGCTCATGGATATAAGCTTGAGACTTTCTTGGTGTATAAGGAATTGTAACTTGCATTAGTGAAATGTAGGAACATTCTCTGAATGCCAATACCTCATCTTAATTCTTGCAAATACAAAGTCAGCAAATTCTATAATATCTTTTTGATCTTCAAAGCCATCAAAGCTAACTACTAACTCATTGTTGTAAGTAGTGAAGCTATAAGCAGATACATTTTTATATTTATCTTTAATCTTTTTGGTCATGTGTTTGTGTGTGTTTGTTGCACCGATGGTTTATCGTATTTATATCTCGCACCAAACTTTGAGGTGTGGTCTATTTTATAGAAAACACTTTTTACTTTTCCAGGTTTTTGACTATCTATTGATGGACAGTCAACTACTCTAGCTAGTAATCATTAATTAATTTAAACAAGGTAGTGAATATAAGTGAATTACTTTCTTATAACCAAACCTCATGACGCAAGACCTAACTTTGTTTGTCCTTTATAATACCGATCTCATCAACAGTAGGAGTTACATCAACAACATTCTTATCAGTAGGAATAACAGCAGTATTCCATTTAATCTCTATTGTTGTATCAGTCTTAACTTCTTGTCTGTCTCCATAAACTGGAATTAGTTTAGATGCTAACCACTTGGCTAATCCTACCTTCTCTCTAACAATCATTATGTTTCTGTTGTCAGCATGCTCCAACTCATCCATCGCATTTTCGATGTAAGTTTGTGCTCCAATTCGTCTTGCCTCATTTATTCTTTCAAGGAATGATTTATTGTTTGTGATCTCTTTGTAAATTCTGGTTAAGCTTGGCATATCCTTTTGTCTTGCAAGTCTAGCAAGTGGAATACCATTCATTAGTTCAGTACAAATCTTATTCGTTAATTTGTCGTTTATTACTAGCTCTTTGCTCATTGTATTTAATTATATTATTGGCAGATCTTGCTTTACCTTCTTTAGTTTTAGGACCAGTTGAATAACCACCATGTACTTTGCACCTTATTCGACCATTCTTCATTACTATGCCAGGAGCTCTACAAGGTCTCTTTCCTTGTTTAGTCAATGTTTCACAAGGCAGTTTGAATTTCATTGTTACTAATTATTGATTGAAAAAAAAAAGAAGAAAAAAAAATAGTTTCAACAGTTTGTATTATTCTGTTTGAAAGCAGTTACTATTATTTTATAGCTCCAGGATAACTTATCAATTATTATTTTTTGATTTATTATCCTATGTGATTTATTTTATAAAAATATTTGAGGATAAGTTAATTAACTAAACTTTTTGGATAGTATGTCAACACTTTGAGTAATAATTTTATTTGATAGCTTATCCAATACTCTATCATACATTCTCTTTACACTTGTTCTATTGATACCGAAATACTTTCCAATCACTGTCCATTTGTTTCTGTTAGCTCTCATCCAAGAAATCTTACGCATCAATACTGGATCTTCCTCTATATCTGTATCAATCATTAAAAGTAAATCTATTGCTGTATCATAATTTTGCATTTGCTTTGGAGTACCTCTTAACTTTAATTTAGGCTCTGCATGATAACCCCAGTCTTTTTTATCATAATAAGTCTCAAGCATTTGATACATACTAGGACATCTTCTATTTGATGGAGCTCTTATAAATCTTTCTGCAATAGCAGCATCTGCAAGAATATTAACTATATTATTTCTTACAAAAATATATTGGTTTATCTCATGTTCTATCTTTGACATCTTTTTAATACCCAAGGATATTGTAATTGATCTGGTTTAACTTTTTTTAACTCATCTGTTGGCAAACTTTCTAACTTCTCCAGGAGTTCCCATTCTCCTAATCCTGGATATAAATAATTTTTTATAATCTTTTGTTCTTTGTCATGTACTTGTTTTAGATAACCATTGATTGTTTTAAATCCTTGATAAGACCTATTCTGTTTAAAACCTATTTGTTCTAAAAATTGTTTATGGCTTGGCATAGAATAAATGTCGTATTTATCTTTTTTAATATTCATTAATGGCAAATCGTTGACTTTAATTTGACAAAACTTAATTAGTATTTCTTCAACTTCTTTTGTTTGTAGTTGAAATAATCCAGCAATATCTACAAGCCGAACATAAGCTGTATGTTTTTGAACATTATAATTTTTGCAAAGATAATGATAAATTTTAAATTCTTGATGAGTTAATGGTGCAGTTATAATATTAGGATCTGTTAGATAAAAGTTTGACATAGTTATTTCTCCTTGTGAAGTTATGATTGTGTTCGTTATTTTCTAAAACTCTTTTGAGTAGGTAGTCTTTTGATTGGCAAACCTTAATGTGTTCCTGGACCTTAAATTCTAAATACTGTAACCACTTATCTAAATCGATATGTTGTAGATCTCCTTTAGATGGAGCTATTCTTCGAACAGAGAGGCTCTCTAATGGTCCATTATCTGCTTTGCCTTCAGTTGTGTAATAGAGCTCAAAAAAAGGTATTTGAAGAGCTGTTGCAATTTCTAAATAAATTCTCTTTGTATAAAAAGGCTTTGTTTTATATTGGTCATTAGCATTGAAGATTAAATCAGCTAAAAATAAGGCTTTTCCACATGCTGGACATTGAGAAATCTTATCAATATCGCTATATGCAATACCATTATGTTGGTTTCTATGCCAAATTGAGTATGGTGTCTTTAAAACTCCTGGATATTGCTCTTTTCTAGCCATAAAACCTCAATAATCTGTACAGATAGATAGTCAACTAAATTTATGCGTTTTGGATAAACTCCTTTACTTTTCCAGGTTGAATAACTATATAAAAGACAATGTCAGATATTCAAAAATATCCAATAGAAGAGAGGCAAATAGGCGACTGGTCTAATGTTGCTGAACTAATCGACTATAAAATTGTAAGAACTATTAAAGGCGGATTGCTTGGAACGCAAATGGCTGATGTTTTATTTATTTACAAAAAAAAATTTAATCAATCAGATGTACAACAAAAAAAACTTCATCTTTATGGAGAAGAAGGAGTTGTTTATAAAAGATGTATTGACATCATTTCCAGAAAAAAAAATGAAAGACAAAAACATGAAATGATGAATAAATTTGTTGATGAATTTAATTTAACAAAATTTACTACAAACGAAACAACATCTCCTGGAACTTTACTTGGAAGAGCTATTAAAAATACTGGTTATACAGCAAGACAATTCGCAGAAAAAACTGGAATTAAAGCACCATCTTTATATCATCATGTAAGTGGTGGAAGAGAGATCTCAAGAGAGATTGCTATGGAATATGCAGATAAACTTAATTGCGATCCAGTTGATTTAATGTTTGATAAAAAAACTTGTCCAGTGTGGGCCAAAGTTGATTTGCTAAAACCAACTGAATTAGAAGATACTTATAACCCAGGTAGATTAT